ACAAAAAAGAGAAAACCTCAACAACTTCTTGAAGTCCCCTCTGTACGGCTGATAAACAGTCTTGCTCTTGAAAGAAGAGGAAGATTTGCAATCTGTTGTCTTTTAACAATGGCAAAAATAGAAATATAATTTCATTACGACAAATATAAAAACAATATATAACAGATATTTAAGTTTTAATACAAACAATGCTTAACTTGAGTTATAAATTGAGATTGTATCTACAACAATGCTCAGTATAAAGCTTTATCATAAAGTGATATTCTACTTTAACAGCACATTCCTCTATTTAGAATAAGACTAATGTATAATTTCTATAAGTTAATCGATTAAGAAACTCAATGGAAATAGAGAAGTTATTCTTTAGGAAAAGACATCTATAAGGACATAAAGAGTACTCAACACCATTGGTGCTTACCCTCAGCACGACATGTGTTGAGGATAAGCACTTAGACTAAAGATAGTGAGAAAGGGATATAATGGAGTTATAATGAACATATTATAATACAAATGCCTAATCCTTATAAGAGATGTTTATCAGACAGCATCAATACAGCAATTGTTATTTTGGTATCACACAATTAATAAAAAAGTGGTATCACAAGTGGTATCACTATGGGTACACGGGATAAGTAAAGTACGTTATATATCGGTAAATAACGGTAAATATCGGTAAATAAAAGTAACTATCAGTGGGAAAACGCAAGATTAATGAAACAAATTTCTATCATTAACAATATTACCCCCTTAGTTCATGGCTATATAATACACTGATTATCAAAACAATAAGAGGAATATCCTTGTGGATATTCCTCTTATAACACTCAGTGATTCCGTTGGGGTTCGAACCCAAGACCCACAGCTTAGAAGGCTATCCGAGTGAAATGATGTTATATACTGATATGTAAGTTATTACGCTGCTTATCTTTTTAATGATATATTCGTTTTATTGCGAGTTGGTGGTGTTTTAATAGACACCATCGCCATCTTTTCCAGGTTTATATGGCTCTTTTGTTTTCTTTGGTTTTACGTATATCCCTTCGCTTATTTGAGAATCATCAGTTACATCTTTAACAAGTAAGAAGTGTAACACTTTATCTTTTAATTCAGATAAGAAATAAGTATCTTTTACTCTCCATCCTAACTTTGACATATAGTTAAGTGCGTCTATATGAGAATTAAACTTTACTGGCTTCTGGTTATTGTCGCAAATAGTACCATTGCGTTCTGCTCCAAGGTCAATAGTTATGTAAACTTTTCCAACACCCCAGAAATTGTAAGCCATAACCTCGCAGTATGCTGGATGTGTTTTTTGTGCATATGCTATACTTGTGACTAATAGCATTAATACAAGTAAGTATTTCTTCATTTATCTATTATTTATTTGTTTTACTTCAAATTGACTACTGTCCAAAGAATTGCACCATATATAATTAGTACGACTCCAGCTATCAGATAATTCCTTGCAATCTTTTTGTTTTTCTCCATCTGTTCATCAGTTGCAGGTCTTCTAAATGGTACTGAGCGTGTGATATTGCCGTTATATCTCAGCCCATTTTTATATCTGTTGTCTGTTACATACGTTTTATATGTAAAAACCTTCTTGCCTCGTACGATGTTCGTCTTGTTACGTAGATTAAAACCATAAAGTAACAACGCAATGCCGCCAAAAGCATTGAAAAGAAATGCAATTAGACAATGAATAAGAAAATTCGGAGATTTATATTGTTCATATAAAAGTTCCTCACTATTTTCATCTATAAAACACTTACTTTCATATCCAACCCTACGATAGGGGGTTGAATGTGCGTCGCCATAAAGCTGATTACTTACAACTCTGCCTGCATCTCTACCAACTTGATTTACAGCAGAGCGGATTAGTCCTTTTCCTAAGTTGTTAAAAAAGCCCATATTCTGTTTTATATTATATAAATTACATCTGCTCTCGTGAGATTGTACCGACAATCTTGTAAGCGTGTAGTATGTCTTGTTTGCGAATGTTACGTGTTGGATAAACAGGGCTGAATGGTTCAAGGCGGATAGTCCTGCTGTCTGGAAAGCATTTCCGTATAAGACGTTCGGTCTTGGTCACGATAAGATAAGTGCAACCTGCAATTATATCCTTATCGGACGGAAGGAAGAATACAACATCACCTGAGCTATATTTCGGTGCAGCTTCGTTGCCATAGACGGTAATACCAGTACAACCGTTGAAAGCATAGATAGAAACGTATTCAAGTACTGGATAATTATCTTCTGTAAAGTCCGCCTCATTTTTCATTCGTACGTCAAGATTAAGAATAGGTTGCGATGTTGTGTGTGACTTTAGCCCGAAGATATCTTTGCCGATAATTTCGGAAATCTGAATCAGGTAAGTATCCTTGAAGTCTTGAGCGTTCAATCGAGAGTTTAACGCCTGTCCACTGATACCTAATTTCCCAGCAAGCCAAGTAAAGTTTATCTTATGTTCAGATAATATTCTTCTTACCTCTTTACCTTCCATAACTTCATCATTTTAGTTATCGATAGATATTATAATCGTTTCATGCACCCAAGCACCTCGAAGACACGTGTAATCATCTTGATTGGTACTTCTTGCTCGTCAAATTCTGCCGTATTAATAGGTATGAATCGCAGTGTACCTTCTGATTTGCCTTGTCGTATAATCTTAACGGTGCGTAGGTGGTTAGCCGTCACGACAGCGTATATCTCTCCCATGCTTAGGTAGTCCTGCCAGCCTACGACTTCTTTAATAGCGATAATATCGCCATGTGATATTTTAGGTTGCATAGAGTTTCCTGTGATATTACACCACACTACCCCATCTTGATTGTATGGTGCGAAGTCTATGTTATACTCTGGTACGATGGTTTGGTCGTTGAGAACTAAATCAAAGCCACCGATAAAATCTACGTTATAGTATGGTCGTCCGCTTGTATAGCTTGTCTTCGGTCTATCTTCGCATCTTGCCCTTGCCAGCGTGTTATCGCCTAACATGTCTGCATGTTCGCTCAACATCTCCCCTTCTCCATCGATTAACCAATTAAGGTTAAAGATGTCGTTAAATGCATCATTGAAACGTTTAATAAATTTATCTGTTAATATCTTCGGATCACCCTTCAAAGCTTTAGATATATTTCCTTCACTTGCCTTCATACGTAATGACAAGTCTTTCTGAGTATGAACAAGTCCTACGCTTCGTAAGAACTCAAAAGCCGTTTTAATGTTGTTGCTTTTATTCATAATAACAATTTTAATTGTTAATATAAGCTAAATTAACAAACATTCTTGCTATTTTTCTTGTTTATAGCAATTATACTTGTTATCTTTGCACTGTAATTCTGAAACAAAGGTATAAATAATAATTGAAACTTGCAATACCTCAAACGGGGTAAATTAAAAAAAGACTTGAATATGAAAGCAACAAAATTACAGTACAGCACACGGGAGATAAACCGAGACTTTAAGATTAAAGTTTACGGGTATACGGAGGAAGGCAAGAAGGTTGATAAGCTGGTAGGAGTTTCAGGGCTTGTTATTCTGATAGGAATAGAGCATGCAAACAAACAGATTGAGAGAGCTTACAAGTCAGGTCAAGATAAATGCGTATGCAAATTAAGAAGGGGGTTGAAGGTAACTTATTACGCACACTAATTAACCACTATACAGGGTGTTAAGTTAAAGGCTGGTACTTGGTTCAAGTCCGAGACACCCACAGCGCAGAGAGTACAGATTTTCGGGGAAACCCTTTGAGTCATCTCTCATAAATAAAAATGACTGAAAGCGGGTGGTTTAGAATTGTACCACAACAATCGGGCGAGGTGAGCCTTAATCACCAAGGCAAAAGAGTATGAGGCTCGATGGTGGTTCGAATCCATCTTTGCCACGAAGGCTACGCATAATGTAGCGGTTCCCCTGCCTGATGGGGCTGTAAATTGCAGGATTGAGATAATATCCAAATATAGCGATGAAGCAGAGGCCAACCGTAGAAGCAAGCAGCCCTATAAGGGTCGAGGCAAGCAGCGGGGAAGAAAGTAACAAGGAGCTAAGTAACAAATAGGCTGGCGTCGTTGAACTCGACAGCATAGTGCGAAGAATAGTAACACAAACAGACCGTAGTAGGTTAGCCAGTCACAAGTAATATAAAAAACAAATCATATGGAAGAAAACAAATTAAATCTCTTGGAAAAAGAGAACGCAGAGTTAAAGAAGAGCGTTGCAACTTTAGAGAAGAAATTAGAGGAGCAGAGCAGTGTACTTTTAGCGGCTCAAGATGCAGCTAAGCAACGAGAAGCGTGGTGGCTTGAAAGTACAAAGAAACTCGATACTATCAAAGACGATGTAAAGACAATCCAAAAAATGTTTAACGTGTTAAGTAATTTATGGTAAGAATGAGAGGAGAAAGAATTTACGGTGAATACAAGAAGCCTGTTATACCTACTCTCAAGAGTATGAAGGTAGGACAGACGGAGGAGTGGCCAATTGAACGTATGGAGGTTGTACGTGTGTCTACCGCCAATGTAGCAGCGATGAGCCGTAGAGAGGGAAAGAAGTTCAGAATGCGATTAGGGGAGCTGGTAATAGAAGTTACCAGAATAGCCTAAAGCTGTACTATCTGAAGCGGAACACCGTCTGATACTGGAGTACTGCAAAGGCTATTCTGATAAGGAAGTAGCTGATAAGTTGTGCAAAAGCTATTGGACAGTGAAGACGCAAAAGAAAACAATCTACAGGAAACTTGGTATATCGAAAGATACCGAGCTGTTATGGTGGATGGTTTGTGAGAGGTTAAAGATAAACTTTGACCTCAAGGAGATACGAAAGCATGGTATCGAGATACTCTTTAGTTTGCTTTTCGTTGTTCTGCAAGTAACGAACAACGGAGGAGATTTACGAAGATGTAGGATGTCGAGACGTGTGAGAACTGAAATAAGGTCAGGAAATGGGAAACTACGTGATTACGGATAGTGAAAAGCTCTTGACCATAATGCGAGTAATGAATAGTAAAACATTTGGATTGAGGTTCAGCGAGAAGATAGTAGGAGGTCGTGCCAGACTGGAAAGGCTAATCACTGCTGGAAAGATTAGAGCCGAGAAGGGCAACGGAGAAGCTCAGAACGGCAAATGGTTGGTAAACGCTGCCGATGTCCTACGATATGCAAGAGCAAAATGAAAACAAGGAAGATAAATAAAAACAAGGTCGTTAGTTGGCTTGACGAGCAGAGTGAACTCTATACCAAAATCATGGAAGAGCCAGTAACGAGAGGTACGGTACTATTGGTTAATCTGATAGCTATCTGCATTATCATTGCTGCGATAGCTGCTGGGGGTGCGTTAATCATTTCTGCAGGGGCTACGCTTTGTGCAGGCTATCTGGTAAGGAGGTTAAACAGGAGAAACGAATAGCTTTCACTTTTGTGAGAGTCTTTTTTTAAGTTTATTTTGAAGTTTTGGAAGGTACAGCAGGGTGCGGGCAAGCGATTGTCTGGGCGGTTCGATACCGCCGTACCTACGATTTTTAATTAATTAAGCGTATGGATAAATTAAATTTTAGAACCTTACATGCAGACGAGATAGAGTGTAGGGTCGGAGCAGTAACGGATGGTAAAGGGTGTAGCCTTCTGATGTACAAGAATGCGAGAGTAGACATGACGCTACTTGATGAGGTTGTAGGACCAGAAAACTGGAGGCGCAGCCATGAATTGATTAATGGCAGTCTTTTCTGTACAGTAGCCGTGCGATCTGATAAAGGCGAGTGGGTAACAAAACAAGACGTAGGAACCGAAAGCTATACAGAGAAAGAGAAGGGGCAAGCGTCTGATGCTTTTAAGCGTGCTTGTGTTAACTGGGGTATTGGTCGAGAGTTATATACATGTCCGTTTGTCTGGATAAACCTAAAGGAAGACGAATGGAAGTCTGGATATAATGGAAAGAGACAGCCAAAGACGAGATTTGTCGTGTCGTCTATAGAGTATGACGACCAGCGTAGAGTATCTTTTATCGAAATCAAGGATGATAAAGGAGTGGTTCGTTATACTTGGGGTAACTCGAGCGAGTTGGATGATGTGCGTGCAGAGGCTATCGACAGAGTAAAGAGAGCTACGACACGGAAGGAGCTGGAGGATACTTATAATCTCTATCCGGGTCTAAAGAATGACCCTGTATTTATTGATGCTTGCACGAAGCAGTCAAAGAAAATTGAAAAAGCAGCGTAACTATGGAAAAGAATATATTACATAAAGACTTTCGTAGAGACTTTATCGAGCTTTTGTTAGATGCAGGCTTTAATGATGAAGAAGCAAATAAATTAGTTTCAAGCAAGTACAAGGAGAAACTAAAGATAGAAGTTGTTAAGCGGCTTAAAGAAGTAACATCTTTAATCGAGAAAGAGGAATATGACAAGGTTAAAGAATGCTTGGCTTTTTCACCATCTGGAGATGGATATGGATGCAACAATTACTATATAGATTTTTCATATCTTTTCCCTGCAGATGATGAATACGGGAACAGATATATTAATGACTTAGATGATGTTATTAACGAATTATCAGAGTGAAGTACGATGAAAAAAAAGATAGAATTAAAGAAAAGCCCTGTCATCTTTGATGAAGGTGCACATACGTACACTTTGGATGGTGTACGATTGAGTGGTGTTACGGCAATTGTCAAGTGGATGTTCCCAGATACCTATAAGGACATTCCGCAGTCTGTATTGGAGAAAGCAGCCGAGCATGGTTCGCTTATTCACAAGAAGTGCGAGCAATACGATAATTGCGGTTTTGGAGATGATTTGCCAGAGGTTAAGGAGTATGTAAGGCTAAAGAAAGAAAATGGGCTTACAACGGCTGAAAACGAGTATCTCGTAGATGATGGAAAGAATATAGCTTCGAGTATTGATGTTGTCTTCGATGAGGACGAGAAAGGCTGCTATCCGCTGGCTGACATCAAGACTACGAGCAAGATACACAAAAACAATGTATCGTTGCAGTTGTCTATTTACGCTTATCTGTTTGAGAAGTGTAACAAAGGCAAGAAGGCTGGACGATTGTTCGTTGTGTGGCTGCCAAAAGAACAGTACGGAAAGGCGGAACTGATGGAGCTTAACCGTATCAGTGCAACTGATTGCAAGAAGATAGTTAAGGCATATCTCGCAAAGGAAGATTCAACACCATACAGGGAGAAGTATTTCGGAGCTAAAGAGACTTCTACAGAATTAGAGCCTATCGAGGAGGCTTTACCAGCCACGCTGAAGGATGCCGAGGATGAGATAATCAAAATCGAAACCCAGCTAAAGCAGATGGAAGAGAGAAAGAAAGAGCTAAAAGAAGGCTTATACAATCTCATGGTAGAGCACAACGTAAAGAAGTGGCAAAGCGAACGAATACAGATAGTTCGTAAGCTGGATAGCACACGAGAGAGTATAGATACGGCAAAGGTAAAGAAGATGTACCCCGACGTATACAAAGAGTGCTTGAAGGTGTCAAAAGTCAAAGGAAGTATAACGATTAACGTATTATGATATGGCACGAAGTAAGAATTCCGTTAGCCTTATAGGTGTAGTTGGCAAGGATGCCGAATTACGGCAGACGCAACAAGGTGTACATTATGCACAGATTTCACTTGCAACGTCTACTGGTGGCTACAAAAAGAAAGATGGTACGGATGTACCAGAGGTAACACAATGGCACCGTATTGTAGCGTGGAATAACCTTGCAGACTTTGCAGGTAATTACGTAAAGAAGGGAATGAAGATAGCCGTAGATGGAATGATTACCTACCGAACGTATAAGAACCAGCAAGGGGTTGATGTGTATACGACAGATATTGTTGCAGATAGTATAGTATTGATGACTATACCGCAGGGGCAACAGCAGAATGTAGGAGCAGCCCCAGCGCAGAATGTAGACCCGCAATGGCAAGGGGTTGTGCAGCCTTATGGAGGTTATACGCAACCTCAACAGGCTACAGTTCCACAGCAGCCTGTACAGCAGAAACCAGCTAACAACCAACAGGGAGGCTATACACAACCAAATACGGGTGCACCGTTCCCACCCCCAGAAGATGATTTACCATTTTAATGAAAGTTGTAAAAGTTGAGAAGAGAGATGGACGGGTTTCGTTAGATACGGATCTCGACTATCTTTTTTCAACGTTAAAGAATGGTAGCTATTCACTGATACTGAAGCGTGTTAGTGAGAAGAGAACTATAAATCAAAACGATTTAATGTGGATGTGGTTTAAGTGTATAGAGAATAGCACTGGAACGGAGAAGAATGACATCTACATGTATTACTGCAAGAAGTTCTTGTGTAAAGTCATCCGAGTTGGCGAAAAGGTAGAGAAGGTGTACGAAACATCATCTATGCTTAATACTACACAGATGACAGAGTTTATGAACAAGATACAGGCGGATGCAGCAAGTGAACTGGGTATAATGCTACCTATACCAGATGATAGGTATTTTGAGGCTTTTTATCAGCAATATAATGTCTAAATTAAAACAAGTGAAATGGACTTTAAGAAAATTCAATTAACAAAGAAGAATACGCTTATTGTGGTGTATTCTAATCGTGATGAAGATACCATTACGATGGTAGGTGCTAACATTGTACATCGTGATTTCAAGGAGGCGATTAAAAACCTTGTTCCCCATCTGGCTATGCTTACAGAGCAGAGAGAGGCGTATAACAATACGCTGGAGGAACTGGAGGAGCAAAGAAGCTGGGAGGAAAAGAGTATCTTTACTCGAATGTCTGTTAGTTCTGTAACATTCAGCGGTGACGAGGTCATTGTAACTGGTGCTCGTGTACTGGACCGAGGGGATATGATGGACCTCAATGCACCGAAAATATCCACGGTAGACGATGATAGATATATGTATCTGTCGGAGTTGTCTTTAGCCATTGACAATTTGAAGTATGAGGCAGAGCAGTATGTAACCGAGCGCAAATGGGGTTTGAAACAAGGAGAGCTGAATTTCGAAGAAGCAGGCGATCCGTTTGCAGGTGTTGAGGCTGGAGAAGTACCACAGGTATCTATTGAGGTGCACGCTACAGGAAAGAAGAAAGGAAGGAAAAAGAAAACAGAAGTAGCTTAACGAATTATGATGCGTCTAAATATAATGACGTTTACCTTAACTCCTAACTGCTACAAGGTCGTTTTTAATTACCAGCCTTTATTGGTTGCATGTGTGAAAAGAATACCGTCAGCTCGTTATAGGGCTGACGGTAAATTTTGGGAGGTCTCCACTACTGATGAGAATTATCTAAGGCTAATGGCTGACTGGGCTGTACAACGCCGTCTATGCAATAGTGTTCAGTGGTTGAAAGACGAGGAGCCAGTAGAGAGCTATGAGATACCAGAGATGCCAAAACTGGAAGTAGAGCATAATATGACGCTTGAACCATACGAATACCAGAAGGAAGGTATAGCATACGCACTGGAGAAGAAAAGGTGCATAATGGGAGACGAACCGGGACTTGGAAAGACGGCACAGGCTATTGGTACGATGACAGCGAGCGGAGCATGGCCAGCACTGGTAATATGTCCAGCGTCACTAAAAGTAAACTGGCAGCGAGAGTTTAAGAAGTTTGGAGGCGTGCAAGCTGTAATACTAAGCGATGCTAATAGAAATACATGGCAGCTATTTTGGCAGTCACGCAATAATGCAGGCGAGCCTTTAGCAAAGGTATTCATTACGAACTATGAGAGCTTAAAGAAGTACTTTGTTAAGCGAGTAAAGAGCCAGCAACGATTTACGCTTAAGAGTGTTGAATTTGACGAGAGAATAAATCTATTTAAGTCAGTCATAATTGATGAGAGTCATAAATGCAAATCAAGCAAGACACAGCAAAGTAAATTTGTGCAGGGTATTGCTAAAGGTAAAGAGTTTGTACTGGAGTTGACGGGTACACCGGTAGTAAACAACAATACCGACCTTATCCAGCAGCTTAATATTATGGAGCGTCTGGAGGACTTCGGAGGATATACGAAGTTCAAAGAAAGATATTGCGCAGGCGAGAACCAATCAAGCCATCTAAAGGAACTTAACTACTTTTTGAATAAGTTTTGTTTTTTCAGAAGGCAAAAGAAAGACGTTTTGAAATGGCTACCAGATAAGACACGTTCGTATCTGGTAGTTGATATTGAGAATAGGAAGGAGTACAACGAGGCAAAACGAGATGTTATACAGTATCTAAGAGAGTTCAAGAAGGCTGATGATGATAAGATACAAAGAGCTATCCGAGGGGCTGTAATGGTAAAGATGGGTATATTAAAACAGATATCATCAAAGGGAAAGATTAAAGCAGCTATTGACATCATCCATAACACTATAGATGGAGGCGAAAAACTGATTGTGTTCTGCTTTCTAAAGCAGGTTGTACAGGAGTTAAAAAAAGAGTTTCCAAAGGCTGTTACGGTTACGGGTGATGATGATGACAGGGCAAAGCAACGAAGTGTAGATGCTTTCCAGCAGGACCCAGATACGAAACTGATTATACTAAACTATCGAAGCGGTGGTACAGGTTTAACGCTTACAGCAGCCTCTAACGTGTTGTTTATCGAGTTCCCTTGGACATATTCAGACTGTTGCCAAGCGGAGGACAGAGCGCATAGAAACGGGCAAAAGAATGCTGTTACCTGTACATACTTACTTGGAAAGGAAACGATAGACGAGTATATGTATCAACTCATACAGACGAAGAAGGATATAGCCAACGGAGTAACTGGTACGATTGATAATGTAGAAGAAAAGAAGGTTAACACGCAGCAGATGTTGTTAGATGCAGCCTTTGATATGTTTAAGGGAGAATACTAAATGAAACCATTAACAGAAAGTCAGATACAAAAGCAGTGTGTAGAGTGGTTCAGGAAGACTTATCCGAGTATCGAGCCATTGTTTTTTGCAGTTCCTAATGGAGGAGCAAGAAACGCATGGACTGCAAAGATAATGAAAGACGAGGGGGTAAGGTCTGGTGTAGCCGATCTTATACTTCAAGTTCCTATGGGTGGTTATGCTTCGCTATGTATTGAGATGAAAACGCCTGTAGGCAAGCAGTCACAGAGCCAGAGAGAATATGAGAAGCTGGCAAAGCGTATGAAAAACAAATACGTAGTGTGCCATTCGTTGGAGGAGTTCCAAAAGGCGGTGCGAGAATATATTAACGTGTGAGATTATGAATTACATAAGTTTGATAAATAATTTTTGGTTGCTAAGCGAAGAACATGATTTCCGCCCAATAGATATTGCGCTTTATTTTTACTTGCTAAAAATCGCAAACAGTCTATCGTGGAAGCCATCCTTCAAAAGGAACAATAAAGAAATTATGGCAAAACTTGGGATAAATAGTCGTAACACATTTAACAGCACTCGTAATCGGTTGAAAATGGCAGGACTAATTGACTATAAAACATATAATGGCAAGGCTTTTTCTTCTTATACAGTACTTGTAACCTGTTCAAAAAATAGACAGGTTACTGAACAGGTTACTGAACAGGTTACTGAACAGGTTACTGAACACTTGAATAAAACAGAAACTAAAACAAAGAATAAAGAAAAAATAAAAAGAAAAGAAACAGCACCTACGGACTTAGGATTAAAGTTTGAGGTAGAGAAGAAGAAAGAAGAAGAAGCCCCCTCACCTACTCTGGAACAAGTTGTTGCGATATGTCTTAAAAAAGGCATGAGCAGCGAGGAAGCAGAGCAGTTCTTTTACTACTACGATGCGCAGGGTTGGGTGACATCATCAGGGCAAAAGATAAAGCGAGTAGATAGTATGGTTAACCGATGGTTGACGAATAACAAAATAAAGACAACTAACGATGGAAGATTTAACGACACTGCTACACAGAAGCAGAAACGAAATGAAGAAATCGCAAGAGACATCCTCAGTCGCTATATGTAGGAGCAAGGATGAGGCTCGTAACCTATTAGAGGTTTTCAATCCAGAAAAACAAACGTTCTATGCTGTTAACCCTACTCAGTGCGTTATGGGTGACTATTCTACGCTGGCAAAGATTAAGGCAGAGTATGGCGAGCAATTAGTTTATGATTGGCTTGCGGTACATCTGAACGACTACCAAAACTTTGTAGGAGTAAAGGAAGAAAACAAAGCATCATATCGCACCATCAAGGAGGTAGCGAGGATGATACATAACCGCTACTACTATTTGAAGATTACGGAGTTGATGTTATTCTTTCAGCGATTGAAATACGGAGATTACGGAGAGATGTACGGGTGCATAGATGCTGTAAGAATTATGCGAGCTTTGCGCACCTTCTTTGACGAGAGGAACCAAATCATAGAAAAGATAGAGCAAAGAGAGCGAGAGAGGAAGATGGAAGAGGACAGAAAGAATGCAGTTAGCTATGAAGAATACACCGAGATGAAAAAGAGAAAGAATAACCACAAAGTAGCCAGATAGTGATGATGTACTTTATCGTAGTCTATTATAAGATAAGAGACATAGCAACTATAAGGAGGATACAAGAACGTTTTAAGTTTCCTAAGCGTATGACGGTAAATGGCGAATGGCAGGTACTTGTAGAAGGTACAGACTGGGAGACGCTAAGAGAAACAGAAAGACGAGGATACATTGAAATACGTAACAAAGCAATAAGGAATATGAAAGCAACGAATTTATTTATTAAGCGTATCGAGGAGTACTTGAAGAAGGAAGCAGATACGGATCTGGAGTTCGCAAAGAAGATGCAAGAACAACCAGAGAAGACACCAGAAGCAGTATGTAATTATATCCTATCAGAGGTCAGTAAGAAGAAGCAAAACGGATGGGCTGATGAAGAGATATACGGCATGGCAAAGCACTTCATAGACGAGAAGGAGTTGAAAGACCCAGGGAGCAAGGCTAACAACGTATCTCGTGTAGTAGTAGATACGCATGTAGAATTGAGTGAAGAGGAAAAGCAGAAAGCGATGGAGAAGGCTCAACAAAACTACGAGAAGAAACTGGAAGAGCGGGAAAAGAAAAGGCAGGAGGAGCAAAGAGAACGAGAGAAGAAAGCCAAAGAGAAAAGATTACAAGCAGCTAAAGAGAAGCAAGAGAAAGAGGCTGCGATGATGGGCGATTTATTCGGAGGGCAATACTGATGGAAGAAAAGTACTGGGGGTTGTGCGAGACCTGTACACATTCGGTTGATACAGGTCCGACGATAGAGTGTGGGTTAAATCTATTGCACTGCAATGATAATTACGAACCAAACGAAAGAGACTATGAAACCAAGGACGAAGGAGCAGAAACACGTACTACAGCTCTCTAAGCAACTAAAGCCTATCAGTGAAGCTGCAAAGAAGTATGCCTATGAACATTGTTTCGAGGATATAGGCTTGTACAAGAAAAACGGCTGGGTGTGGTGCCAGTGTTGCGGACACAGTTCGAGATTATCAAGCTCGTTATTAGGGGTCGCTCTTGGCTGCGAGAACGATTATGAGTGTCCAGAGTGTGGAAAGAAACTAAAGTTAGTTTATCACAGGTCAACCAAGGCCGAAAGCAATACTTCAAGATACTTTACTCTATTTCAGGCATATAAGGGTTATCAGGTGATAAGGACATTTGAAATAAGCAGGTGCAACTATAGAAATAGTAGTACGATGTATGATGCTATGGAGTTATGGCAGAACTGGATAGGAGAAATGGGAAAGGAGACTATAATCGGTCTGGACTATTTGAGAAGTATGTTTCATTTTAGCTGGCATTATAACAGCGAAATGAATGTGAAGAAGCATAACAGAGAATGCTCTGGGTATGTCAATTATGATGATGTTTTCGATATTACTGGTAATATGTTCTATCACCGTGGTTCGGTTACAAAGCTACTGAAGAGAAATGGCTGGTCGATGGATATACTGAAAGAGAAGGAAATAGAAATTATCCCTTTAATGAAGTCATTAATCAGAATGGATGATACCTTTGTTGAAGAACTGGTAAAGCATAAACAGTATGGCATATTAGGTTTTTGGCAGCACGCTGGAGGACACTTGAAAGACCGCACGAGGTGGCAGCACGCTGTACGAATATGCGAGAGAAATAACTATATAGTAGATGATGGTAGTATGTATGTAGACTATATAGAATTACTACGATACTTTAATCTTGATACACATAATGCAAAGTATGTTTGCCCTGTCGACTTAAAGGCAGCACATGATAAGTTGCTGGAGAAGAAGAATAAGATAGAGGTAGAGAAAGAGATGGAACGTAAAGCAAAGGAGATAGAAAAGCAAGATAAGCTATACAAGGAGAGGATAAAAAACTTTGCTGGTCTATCTTTCGGAGATAAGGATATAAGGATAGAGCCTTTACATAGCGTAAGGGAGTTTGCGGAAGAAGGTAAGGCGATGCACCATTGCGTATTTGCTATGGGTTACTACGACGAAGAGAGACATCCGAACAGTCTCATATTGTCCGCAAAAGACAAGAAAGGAAAGAGATTAGAGACTATCGAGGTAAACACTAAATCATGGAAGGTTGTACAGTCGAGAGCGGTTTGTAATGGCAGAACGGCTCAACACGACGCTATCGTTAACATGGTTATAAAGTATATGCCTTTACTAAGGAAAACGGCACACACGGCAAAACAGGAGAAAATAAGATGAAGGACATAGAATTATATAACGACCACTTTCAGAACTTCAAGCAGTATCTGAACTGTAAGGCTCAACTAATTATAGCCGACCCACCCTATAATTTGGGTGTTAATGCCTACGCAAGCAACCCTGTTTGGTATGAGGGGGGAGATAATAAGAACGGAGAAAGCGAGCTTGCAGGTAAGGAGTTTTTCGATACGGATAAGGATTTCAGACCTGCAGAGTTTATGCACTTCTGTTCGCAGATGCTGGTTAAGGAGCCAAAAGAAAGTGGCAAGGCACCGTGTATGATTATCTTCTGCGAGTTTGAACAGCAATTCAAATATATAGAGCTGGGCAAAAGGTATGGGTTCAATCATTACATAAATTTAGTTTTTCGTAAGAACTTTTCGGCTCAGGTCTTAAAGGCAAATATGAAGGTCGTAGGTAATTGCGAATATGGCTTAATCTTGTATCGAGAGAAGTTGCCGAAGTTTAACAACGATGGGCAGATGGTTTTCAACTGCTTTGACTGGGTGCGAGATAATGTAACACCGAAGGTACACCCGACACAAAAGCCTGTACCATTACTTGAAAGGCTTATCGAGCTGTTTACTGATAAGGGCGATGTAGTGATAGACCCAACAGCAGGAAGTGGTACAACCTTACTGGCAGCAGCTAATATGGGGCGCAGAGCATACGGCTTTGAGATTAAAAAGAAGTTCTATAATGCAGCCGTAGAAAAGGTTTTAAGATACAAACAACCCAAATTATTTTAATAACAAAACAAAGAATTATGAAAACAAATACAGTAAATGAAATTAAAACCCTTGCAGGGGAAAGCATAAGATTGAAAAAATTTATTAATGTAAAATTACCTCAAATTATAGACGATTATAAAAATCGTAGAAACAAAATCGACAAGCATCGTGACGGGTTCAATGAGGGCGACGCCATACAAAGCTTTTATATTCGCCTTTCATACCAATCTTTTACGGGGACGTATGGCGACAGTAGCGTGTACTCTGATTTTATTCCAAATAACGAAGTTATGTCTAAATACTTTTTGGTCTATTTGAATAGACACACGAAGGAAATATTTAACGAAATGGCAGAAATGATGCTTGAAGATGCTCGCTCGAAAAGAGCGGAAGCTTTAAAAGAACTTGATGATGCAAAACAAGAACTCGATGTGTTACTAAGCAATACAGAGAAATAGTTAAACTTGACGCAAAGCACGATAACAGAGATTTATTTAAATTAAACAGGAACTGTATAATGATTTGAGTTATGAAACAAGTATATTATGCTCTGAATGAGCAAGTAGCAGAGAAGTTTGGACCGTTCCAGACAAAGGATGAAGCACAGAAGGCAATCGTCGAGGAAGTGAAAAAAGGTAGCCCGGTCTTTGGCTGGGAACTGGAAGAGAAAGAGGTTAAGAGCTGGAAGGACATTAAGACCTTCCAGGATGCTGTTGCCTGTCTGGGCAATAACAACAAATATGTTGAGGCTTATTATCATGCTATTGGAGTGGCTGATGATGAAGAGGACGCTAAAGAGCTGTTAGGCGTCGATGTGGTAGCCTTCTTAAAGCTACGAATTATAATGGTAGCTATCAATGAAGGCTGGGAACCGAAGTTCACAGAGGATGAATGGAGATATTATCCATGGTTCTATCTCTTCACTGAAGAAGAATATAGTAATTTTTCTGAAGAGGAAAAACAGCGGTGTGTGTTGCGTGCTTGTTTCGGTGCGAGTGCGTATGGGGGTCTCGTTTTTGCGAGTGCGGATGTCGCTTCTACGTATTTGAGCGTCGGTGCCCGTCTTGCCTTCGAGAGCGAAGAAAAAGCGAAACACGCAGGCGTTTATTTTAAAGAGCTATGGGCAGATTTCTGCTTTAGAGAGGCGGAGAAAAAATAATTAAATTCCTTGTTACTTTCTGGTGGGGGTGTAGCAGTGATGTTGCACCCCCATTTTTGCGTGATAGTTTGCAAAGAGAGCTATGTGGATAAAGAGAACTTTCTTTTTATCTGTAATTACTTGATATTTATAAAGATTTTCGTTATCTTTGTAACGTAATTTACTTTATATTTATAAAGATATTAATATATGGCTGAAAAGATAACGGAAACCAATATCGATTCCTTACAACAAGACGATAAGAATTTTAACAAGGGAACGAAGAAAGGTCGTAAACTGATTGATAAATCAATTAGGAAATTCGGCGCAGGACGTTCTATTTTATTAGACAAGAATAATCGTATCATTGCCGGTAATAAAACGCAGGAGCTGGCGAAAGAAGCGGGTATAAAGAAGGTTATTGTTATTGATGCCAAGCCAGATGAGCTGGTAGCAGTAAGAAGGGGCGATGTCGACTTGGATAGCGAAGAAGGAAGGGAGATGGCACTGGCAGATAATGCTACTGGTGCAGCCAATCTGGACTGGGACGATGAGGCTTTATCGAGAGCACAGGAAGAGATAGGTCTACAGGTTGAGGATTGGGGGCTTTCTATTGGTCCGAAGATAGATGATACTTATAGTAGGAAGATAGAGGCACCAGTGTACGAGCCTTCAGGGGTCTCTCCTACTCTATCGGATTGCTATGACAGCACGAAGACAAAGGAGTTAATCGAGGAGATAAAGAAAGCGGATCTACCAGACGAAGTGCGAGAGTTCCTAACGTATGCAGCTTATAGGCACACAGAGTTTAATTACGGAATGATTGCCGACTACTATTGCAATGCGCCTAAGGAGGTACAGGGGTTATTCGAGAATTCAGCATTAGTAATTATCGATTTCAAGAAGGCTATCGAAAAGGGCTTTGTAAGGATGACAGATGAGTTATTGAATGAATATGCGAAGGAGTATGAAGAAGGTTAACTTTAAAAAGGATTTCGTCGTATTCATTCTGACACATGGAAGAGTGGATAACCAGTATACCTATCGTTCTCTATGCGAGCAGGGGTATACTGGTCGTTGTGTATTTGTACTCGACAACGAAGATGGACAAGTAGACGAGTACAAAAGAAGATACGGAGCGGATAACTGCTATGTATTCGATAAACAGGAGTGGGCGAAAAAGAGTGATGAAGTAGTGAGGGGTGATCGCCGTGCCATCCTTTATGCTCGAAATGCATGTTTTAAGATTGCAGAAGAACTTGGTTATAGATACTTTATGGAGCTCGATGATGATTACATAGATTTCAGATGGAGATTTGGAAGTGATTGCCAGTATTTGCCAAAAACGCCAAAGATAAAAAACCTTGATGTAGTATTTGAATCAATGCTGCGGTATTACATAAACACACCATTAACGAGCCTAACGATGGCAGAAGGTGGTGACTTTATAGGGGGAAGTAGTAATCAAATGTTAAAGCAAATAAGTATGAAGAGAAAAGCAATGAATACATTTATTTGCTCTACGGATAGACCATTTGAATTTAAGGGAAGATTTAACGACGATGTGAATACTTACACGAGATTAGGTAGTCGTGGGCTGCTCTTCTGCTGTATATTACATTGTGATATACAGCAGAAGAGCAGCCAGTCCACAGCTGGAGGAATGACCGAAGTATATAGAGATACTGGTACGTATATAAAGAGCTTTACATCTGTTGTCGTACATCCTTCAGGGGTGGTTGTAGCGATGCTTAATAGCCGACACAAGAGAATACATCATAACGTAATATGGGAGCATACGGCACCGAAGATATTACAGGAAAAATGGAAAAAATGATTAACTATGATAAGAGAGTCGAAATTACAAGGATATATAGAAAGGATTAATGGCGTAAAGAGACCTATTACGGCAGATATATTCCTTACTGATTATTGCAATGAAAAATGTGCGTATTGTAGATATGCACATAAGACGGGTAAGTACATGAAATTTGAAGACTTTGCTAAGTACTCAGAACGTCTAATAGAATTGGGTGTACAATCATTTATATTGACAGGTGGAGGAGAACCGACTATAAACCCAGACTTCAAGAAGATTACTGACTATCTGGAGGGAAAAGGCATACCATACGGTATTAATACCAATATGCAGGTATTACGCAAATGTAACCCAGTATTTATGAAGATTTCCATAGATACCGGAGATAGTGAGAGATATAAGGAACTTAGAGGAGTGGACGGGCTAACAAGGGCATTAAAGAACATAGAAGAGTATTGCGACTACAGACGCAAGGAAAATATCGATACAAAGGTAGGAGTACAATGCGTGTGTATGGACAAAGAAAACGTAATATCATTCTACGAGACCATAAAGAATTTGGATGTAGATTACATTTATTTTAGACCTTACGAAGGGAAAGAGAGTAAAGTAACAGCAGAAGAAGTTAAAGGATGGCTTGGAGAAAGGATAAACGATACAAGGGTGAATATTTCATATAAGTTTAATTATCTTGAATATCGCCCTAATACATGCGTGTCTGGGTGGTCAGTACTATGCGTAAATGTAGACGGCGATGTGCCATATTGCTGTCACAGACCAAAGGAAATAATAGGCAGTGTGCTTGATGCTGATATTTTAGAAAAGAAAGCTATGTATAGTGTTGACATGAAAACGTGTGAAACGCCATGTAGGCTTTCTGGGTCTAATTATTGGACGGAACATAGAAAAGAGGAAAGGGATGAGGTGTTTGTATGAATGAGGAATTCGAAAAAAGAAAAGGTAGGCTAACCACGGAGGAAGCACGAGAGATAGGAAAGAAAGGGGGCAAAGCCTCAGTGAAGGCAAGAAGAGAGAAAAAGAAGCTACGGCAGTTGGTTGAGGCTTTCGGAGAATTGCCAGCCCCAGAGAAGGTACGAAAGGTTATGACGGAACTTGGAGTATCGGAAAATGAAATGCGTACTAATGATATGGCTATCGTAGTAGGCTTGTTCCAGAAGGCTATTAAGGGCGATGTATTTGCCTTCAATGCTATTAGAGATATAAGGGGCGAGAAACCTGTAGATGAAACAAAGCTAACTGGCTCGATGGATAACCATATCGAGATAGGTTTTATCGAAACGGATATTAACCCTGTAAGTGACGAAAGCGAGGTCGATGTATGATAATGCCGTTTAAGGTTATAGGGCCGTTGTTTCGAGCGAACACAGAAAAGACTGCAAGAGTGTATATTAATCAGGGGGGCACGTCTTCTGGAAAAACATACACGATTATGCAGGTACTTCTTTATGTTGCGTTGCTGGAGGCTGGTAGTATAACAACGGTAGTAGGTCAAGACTTGCCGAACTTGAAGGTAGGTGCACTTCGTGATGCAAAGACGATATTAGCTGGTTCGGACTGGCTGGCTGGTTACTTTGATATGCACGAGAGCGGACATTACTTGCAGTGTAGGAATGGTTCTGTAATTGAATTTAAGAGTTACAAGGACGAGCAAGACGCAAAGAACGGTAAGCGTGACTATCTATTCGTTAACGAGGCGAATGGTATAGGCTATGAGATATACTGGCAGTTGGCTATTCGTACACGTAAGAAGATATGGATAGATTATAACCCTTCGGAGAGGTTCTGGGTGCATAATGAAGTGAAAGGTCGTGAAGGTGTGAAGATGATTATCTCAGACCACCGAGGAAACCCATTTTTGACTAAGGAGGAGCACGAGCGCATCGAGAGTATAGAAGATAAAGAGCTATGGAAGGTATATGCACGTGGCTTGACAGGTAAGCTATCAGGGGTTATCTTTCCTAACTTTCGTATCGTTGACAGGCTGCCAGAGCGTGAGAGTTGGAAGATGCAGGGTTATGGGTTGGACTTTGGTTTCACGAATGACCCAACGGCTTTGGTACATTGTGTTATTGCGCACGGCGAGTTATGGACGGATGGCGTAATCTACGAAACAGGGTTAACCAACCCTATGATAGCAGAGAAGGCAAAAGAGAATGGAATAACACGTAAAGACTTGATTATAGCTGATAGTGCAGAGCCAAAGAGTATTGCAGAATTGACGGCAGCAGGTCTGTGGGTTGTTCCTACCGCTAAGGGAAAGGATAGTATCAGCGTAGGTATTGACATCCTCCACCGCTATAGATGGAACGTTACAAGACGTTCGTCTGGACTAATTGAGGAATTACAAAGCTATAAGTGGAAAGAGGACCGAGACGGCAAGAAGACAAACACGCCTATCGATTGCTTTAACCACGCCATCGATGCAACGAGATACTTTGCCTTGATGAGGCTTAACGTAAGGCGCAGCGGTACAGCAAGAGCGCATTATAATACACTTGGGTAATATGAAGAAAAATATCACATTTGGAAGGTGGCTGATACTCTCAGCATTTAGTAAGGACACCGAGAAACTAAGGTTAAATAAGATGTCAAGACCTCAGAAAGTGGGCGGCATCGATACGCCTTGCAATCTTGATGATATGACTATCGGGCAGATGGTGCAGCTATCCACGCTACAGACAGACGGAGAAATGTTCTACAAGGTCTGCGAGGTACTCCTGAGCATGAAGCCAGAAGTAGTGAATGTGTGTAAGGCTACGGAGGTTGTTTCCTTTGTTGGCTGGGTGTACGGTCGTATTGAGAAGATAAATGCGCTATTCGACAAGGCAAAGCGCAAACCGACAGACAAAGAGATAAGAGCAGGAATAAACAAGCTTCAGTTCGGTATCTTCGGTATGATTGATTGGTACGCCTTACGTATGGGCATCACAGACCACGAGGATGTAATGCGTGTGCCGTGGATGCGAGTGTATCAGTGTTTAAGCATGGATAATCAGAAGCAAGAGTTTGAAAAACGTTTATCAGAAGTATATAACGATGAGCATAGAAGATAAGATTAGAGAGATAGCCAAAGAGAAGTTTCCGAACTTTAGCTATGTATTCGAAGATTGGAATGGTGCAGCCGAAGTCGTAGACAGAGTAGACCTACCAGCGATTATATGTATCTTACCAATCGGTGGGTATCTCGACATGGCAAGGGGCAAGGTAAAGGATAGCGAGGACATCATCCTTGCTTTTGTCGACAAGGTACAGCGTGACGCTAATGGAAATGACAATGAGATGGTGTACACCAAGATGAAGGGCGTAGCTGCTCGTTTCCTCTCTGAGATGAACGCAAGCCGTTTCTTTGAGCCTATCGGAGGAAAGGTGCGCTATACTACTATCTTAGAGCAAGCAAGCGCATATATAACAGGCGTATCGGTAGAGTTGACAGTTAAGGAATTGCAGGGAGGTTGCGTATGATACAAGAGGCAGCAAGTATTGTCCTTAGAGAGGAACTCGAGCGAGTAAAGCAAGAGATAATAAAAAATCATATTGCAGCTGGTCAGCGTGCAAGCGGTAGGACGGCTGCGAGTTTAAGAGTTGAGGCTAACGAAACGGAAGGCACTCTTTGGGGTCGCTCTCCTTTTGGAACTCTCGAAACGGGTAGACAAGCTGGAAAAGTCCCTGCAAACTTCCGACTTATCATTCGTCAGTGGATGCAAGATAAGGGCATCAAGGCACGACCTATGCCGTACAAAACAGATAGACCGCACAAGTACACAGCAGAGGAGCGTGGCGAGTTATCGCTGGCTTTCTTGATAGCACGGAAGATTGAGCGAGAAGGTACAAGCCTTTTCCGTAAGGGAGGACGAAACGACATATACACGAATGTTATACCATTGGCAAAGGAGCGAATACTGATGCGCATCACAAGCCTTCTAAAGACCGAGATTAAGAACATTAAGCTAACCAATATTGACGTATGAGAACAGAAAGTAAGAGCAATATAACACTAACCTATCCCGACGAGATAGGATTTGCATTTAATCCTTGTATCGTGAAGGTAGATGGTGACAAGGTGACAAGGGCAATCATTAAGATGGAAGCAAGCGGAAGTGGGTCGGACGTGGTTATGTTCGATGCCTTCCGTGGCAAGATGTACGGTGACGTAAGGGAGTACATACAAAGTTTTTTCGATTCCGTCCCTTTTGGTAAGGTTAACTACGAGGAAGCAGAACGAACAGAGCTGGGAAAGAAGGTATCCTTTGAGGCTGTAGTGTCTGTGAGTGGTAGCGATGATGTTACTTTCTCTTTCTCTGTGTTCTATGTTTGGGGTGCGTTGAAGATAGGCGGTGTAGAGAGATATAACGGCTTTCGCAGACTAAAATGGTTTAAGGGCTATCCGTTCACGTTCGGAGTATATGCTGCTGGTGGCAGTTCTGTTTTATTCGGTAAGGATGGTGCAGCGGAGAAGTTTGTCAGCCTATCAGACCAGGGCGTTTGGAATATTCCACTGAAAGATAGCGAACACACGGCTAAGAACTTCTACCTAATCAGTGACAGCACAGGAGGACTGCGAGAGGTTAACTTTGACAGAACTTTTGATTTAACCTTCCGTTTCCAATATGTAGGTGATGGAAAGAAAATGGATAAGGTGCGTATTGATATTGTAGACGGCTACGACGAGGGTTATTACTTGCGGTGGATAAACAGACATGGCTTCTATTGCTACTATCTGTTTAAGGCTGGCGAGCAAAGCAGAAAGGTGTCAAGCGATAGTGCTTTCTTGCGCAATAACCTACTCTCTTATGATATGACATACGGATATGAGGGCGGTGCAGGTCGTATGCAGTCAATGAAACGTGAGGATAGCCTGCCTATCTGTGCGCCACTGGTGGATAGCGAAACGTGGGATATGCTATTTGATGTCACGACAAGCCCTATCGTGGATATGTTTGCAGGCTATGAGGGCGGTGTGCCTAAGTGGGTATCAGTAAATGTTGTTGCAGCGTCATATACGAAGGGTGGCGCACCCCTGCAAGACTTTATATGTAGTATTGCCCTTCCAGAGGTTGAGATACAAAAGTTATAAGCAATGAAGAACGAAAGATTATATATCGACGGTGAGCTGGTAGATATTGACAGCGGTACACAAATCACGATGTCAATTAAAAGTAATCTTTTCCGTGATGTGTCTAAGATTGTATCTAATAGCACGTACACGGTGAAGCTACCTAAGACAGTACGCAATCAGAAGATACTTCTGCACGTTGACTTAGTACAGAACACAAGCATCTACGCTTATAGATTGCATAAGGCACGCTATTTCCGCAATGGTGTGGAGTTAATCAAGGATGGACGTGTTAGCGTGCTACAAGTCACAGACGAAGCCATAGAGGTGTCTATCGTGTGGGGGTTGTTCTCTCAATTCAGCAGCCTAATCAGTAAGGGAACGGCACTAAACGACCTTAAGAGCAATGATAAGATACTCTACAATCTTGCTAATGAAGTAAATCGGTTCGAGGATGTAAAAGAAAAGCCGTACTTCTACGCAGGTTATAACGTGTGGAGATACGAGGACGAGGAGGATATGACATGGCGCACTGGCTCGGGCATGATATCACCAGGTAACAATAGGGAGAGACAAAAGGAAACATGGTTTGAATATGCGATGCGATTTAAGGGGGAATATTCAGCAGACAAAAAAGGCGTGCCTTACCTTCACCCTGTAGTACGTGTTCCATTCGTGCTATCTCTCATCAAGTCGCAGACTGGTATAGACTTTCAATTTCACGAGGAAGCGAAAGAGTATATCAATACGCTTGTGTTACCACTAATCAATCGTAAGTCTAACGATTTAACCTCAGAAGGTGCATTCGGAGCAACATTTGAGCCTATGGCTATGCAGTCGGGACAGATGTCGTTAAATGTGACTGACGAGAGTAGCGTGTTAAGTGGTCAGAGAGGAGATAAGGTTACATCTATCGCTGTGACTACTGATGCTACATTGATATTCGACATAAAGGCTGAATGGTCTTTTGAACTTGGCGGTAAGGTTAAGCCTGTCGGACATAGTGGTGGTATCGGAGGAGACACTGAGCGGTTTAACTTCAAAAGGGGCTGCATGTTGCGAATGACGATAACAAAGGGAGCAGAACACGAAACATACGACATGGGGAACGAAAGAGAGCCGTTCTCCGTCACCGTGCCACGAGGTTACAGAGGTGTGTGTCGATTCACCAATAGCGGATACGGAAAGATTGAGGTCGTTAAAGGAAGTACCATTACTTTCGAATGGATAGACGTAACACACTTTCCTTCTATGCAGGTTATAGGAGGAACGATTAAAGCAACACTTTCTAAGGGCGAGAATGTCCCAGATGGTGGCTATTTTCCTATTGCTTATAATCTTCCAAAGATAAAGGTCATTGATTTTGTGAAGTTCCTAACCGCTATTACTGGGTCTTTCCCATTACAGATAACGGAAGATGGTATCGTTAGGCTTGTGCCACTTTCTACGATATGGAAGCGCAGGGATGAGGCTGTCGATTGGACGAGCAAGATAATAGCACCTACAAGCGAAAATAAGCCCTCAGAACTTAACTATAAGGTTGAGGACTACGGACAACATAACCGCTACAAGTGGAAGGAAGACGACACGGTGAAAGGTCATTATGATGGTGATTTGCGTATCGATAATGAGACACTCGATATCGAGAAGGTGATGTATGAGTTTCCTTTTGCTGCTACGGACGGAGACACCGTGCCTATGTATAAGATTGAAAAGGCAAAGAAAAGCGGTGATGGTTCGGCATTCACTGGGAACAGAGGCGAGGATAAGAATGAAATCACAAAGACGAAAGAACCTCCCTATAGTGCTTGTAAGGATAGGATATTGCGGTTACGTAAGGATAGCAATGGTTTAGCTGTCGCTTACTTCGATATCTATATGCAGGACATTCTGGATGAGAAGTATCGTGATATGATACGCACATTACAGCAGCCGAAGATGATCAAGGAGAAAGTGAAGATGCGAGACTTGGAGATATTGCGGTTTGACGAAACACGACCTATATATCTTGCGCAGTATGGAGCGTATTTCGCAGCCACCGAGATAAGGGCAACAAATAGCGACACAGCAGAGGTTACGATGCTACAATTAACGTTTGAATAAAGGAGATAAGACTATGACAGGAACAGATGAGGAACAGATACTGGGTATCAAGGTAAAGTATGAAGATGCTATCTACGGCATCATGCAATACAAGGAAAAACTTGCAGACCTTTCGGCGGCACAGAAGCAATTAAAAAAAGACTTCGAGGACGGAAAGGTAGGCGGCGAGGAGTTTAAGACGACTATTGCAGCTATGGACGAGCAATCAAAAGCTCACAAGGCTACAATCAGAGAGCTATCTAAAGAGGTACAGAACAATATCAAGGTAGAGCGTGATCAAGAAGGCTCGTTAAAGTCTCTACGTGCGCAGTTAAGCAATGCTACAAGAGATTATGATGCAATGTCAAAGGCAGAGCGCAATGGAGCAAAGGGGCAAGAGTTGAAGAAGCATATCAATGAGATTACTAATGAACTGAAAGAAGCGGAAGAAGGTACACAGAGGTTCTATCGTAATGTCGGTAATTACGAGGAGGCTATCAAGTCGGCACTCGGAGTAAATAGCAATTTTGCCAACTCTATCATGCAGATGTCCTCGGGCGGTAAAGGCTTATCAGGTATCTTCGATGGTGCTATCGGTAGCGCAAAGGCGTTTGGGTCAACATTGATGGGTTTCATGACAAACCCAGTATTCCTTTCTCTTGCAGGCATTGCAGGAGCAGGAGTAGCGTTTAAGTGGTTCTTCGACTACAATAAAGGCATTGAGGAAAGCACACGATTAACAAAGGAGTTTCTCGGGCTAACGGGTGATAACCTCAAGGCTATGCGTGACGAGATACAAGCCACAGCAGACACCTACGGCAAAGACTATAAGGAGGTGCTGGAGGCTGTCGACGTGCTTACTTCGCAATACGGCTATGATGCAGGGCAGGCATTAAAGATTATCAATGAGGGCTTCCAGAGTGGTGCAGACCTCAACGGCGATATGATTGCAAAGATTAAGCAGTATGCGCCAGCCTTCCACGATGCCAGCATAGGAGGAAAGGAACTTGTAGCTACTATTCAGCAGACACGCAGCGGTATATTCTCAGACGATGGTCTTGCGCTGATACAGATGGGTAGCAAGAAGATACGTGAAATGTCAGATAAGACAGCAGCAGCACTCGAGGGTATCGGCATCAGTTCGAAGAAGGTACAGCAGGACTTGGTTAACGGTTCAATGTCTACGATGGACGTTATCAAGATGGTTAGTACGAGGTTAAAGGAAGTACCGCAGAACTCTAAGGAGGTTGGAGAGGTGCTTAAGGATGTATTCGGTAAGCAGGGCGCGAATGCAGGCTTGAAGATGATAGAGCAACTCGACACGATGAATGTAGACCTCGAGAAGCTGAAAGATACCACAGGCGAGTACGGAAAGAGCATGGATGAACAAAGAGAGGCTAACGAGGAATTGAATAAGACCTTAGCGGCAATGTTTGATATGTCGGATAAAGGTTTTGGAGAGATGCTGATACAAGTTAAGACGTTGACAATACAAGGCATAACAAAGCTACTCAAGGGTGTTATCGAGGTGATTAATTACTTCATAGACCTATATAATGAGAGTATGCTTGTACGTGCTGGCGTGCAGGCTATCGTGGTAAACTTCAAGAGTGCTTGGAACGTCATAAAATTAGTGTTCAATCTCATTATAGATAGTGCGAAGAGTGCAGGAAGACAGCTAAAGGGACTTGCGCAGATAGTAGAGGGTATCGTAACACTTTCGTTCGATAAGATTAAAGAGGGTTTTTCTACGATTGGCGGTAGCTTCGTAAAGACGTTCAAAGAGGGGTTTGGCGATATTAAGGCTTTCGGAAAGGAGCAAGCTAACACCTATCTCGACGCTTTCAATAGCACGATAAAGAATAAGAAGGTTGCGCATATTGACTTGTCGAAGTACTCTGGAGAAGACAAGCAGCCAGACCACATGAACACCAATGGTTCAAGTGAATGGAAAGGCAAAGGTGATGGAGGAAAGAAAAAGAAAGAGAAGAAAGCCAAAAGCAGCAAGGCAAAGGGTATGACAGCCGAGCAGATGGCAAAGAAAGAGATGGACGAGATACGTAAGGCGGAAGACCTGCTCGCACAACTCGTTGAACAGACAGCCGAACAGAGAAGAAAAGCTATCGCAGTTCAATACGATAGACAGATAGAAGACTTAAAGGTACGGCTTGCGACCGAAAAGGGGTTAACGGCAACTGCTAAGAAGGCTATCACTTCTCAGATACTTTCACTTGAAGAAATCAAGGAAAAGAAGCTAAGTGAGTTTGATTTAACCGTTAAGGATGAAGCAATCAAGCGAGAGCAGACGTATATCCAGAATATGCTCTCTTCTATCGAGAAAGGCTCTAAGGAGGAGTACGATTTAAAGGTTAAGAATATCGAGAATGCCCGACAGTTAGAGATTGATGCTATCCAGAAGATGGTACTCGCAGAAGAGGATAAGGCGAAGCAGCTTAAAGCGGTTAATGCTAAGTACTACAAGGAGGAGGAAGATGCGTATAAGGAGTATAACAATAAAGTTCTTGACGAGCAGAAGAAAGCTATCGAAGACCGCTATAAGGCTAAGATATTAGAAGCGGAGATTAGCGGAATAGAGAGCGGACAAAGCTCAGAACTTGAAGTGTTACAGCTGCAAGCGGATGAAAAGCAGGCTTTACTTGAATCAGCACAGCAGAGAGAAGGAGAGAGTATAGAAGAATTTAACCTGCGCAAGTTAGAATTAGAAAAAAACTATTCGGAAGCTAATAAAAAAGTAAGAGATCAAGAAGACAAAGAAAAAGAAGAGCATTTCCAAGCAAATATGGCACGGTACAAAGCAATCGGTCAGGCTATGGGAGGACTATCTGATTTAGCATCTGCATTTAGTGAGCATAACAAAAGTTTAGCTAAGGCTTCTAAAGTAATCGCACTTGGCGAAATTGCAGTTAACACTGGCGTTGCAATAGCAGAGGGTATTAAGAATGCACAGAAAGCTGGACCATTCCCTGCTAATATTTTTGCAATAGCTACAACGGTAGCGCAGGTAATGGCGGGTATCACGTCAGCGATTAGGACTGTGAAGTCTGCCAAGTTCGCACGTGGTGGTGACGTGGTAGGACCAGGCACAGATACGAGTGATAGCATACCAGCGCATCTCTCTAATGGCGAGAGTGTACTAACAGCACCAGCGACAAGGATGTTTGCCCCTGCCCTATCAGCGTTTAATCAGATTGGCGGTGGCGTGCCTATCATGGGACAAGGCGGAAACTCACAGCAGATTGGCGAGGAGTTCTTGGCGAGAGCCGTTGCGAGAGGTATGGCGATGATGCCACGCCCAGTGGTAAGCGTAGAAGAGATTAACAGCACTAATAATAGGGTTGAGGTAATAGAAAGATTAGCAACGATAAAATAAAAGACAATACTATGACGCAATTTGAGTTGATGAGAACAGCAGAAAGTCTGCTACGAGTGATGAATGATAATAATATCGACGTGTCAGATATTAAGTATATGAAGATGTATAACGATTATGTACGACTAAAAGAAGAAGGTCATAAGGTCGGATATATTGTGTACTATCTCAGTGAACAGTACGGATGCGGAGAAACGACCGTGTACCGAGTAGTTAAGAGAATGGAGAAGCGAATAGTTTAAGTTGTGTTTCATACGATTGTGTGAGGGTGGCTGCCTGCGAAGGTGGTCGCCCTTCTTTTTTTATTCCTTTCACGTTGTGAAAGTGAAGAACGACCCCTTATAAAGATTTTCTTTACTTTTATAAAGTACCTTTGTAACATAACTAATAACGAATATGGCAGTATTAAAGATTTTCAATGACATACAAACCGAGAACGAAAAGAATAATAGTAAGTTTTTCGGTGAGGCGGAAGGCATCTGTTATAAGGACGTGGATGAGTTCTGCGAGCAGATACCAGAAGACGATAATAAAATCGATGTACGCTTACATTGCAATGGTGGTTCATGTACAGAGGGTTGGGCTATTTACGACCGCTTACGTGCCACTGGTAAGGAGATAACTTGCACGGTAGAGGGTAACGCCGCTTCAATGGCTACAGTTATCTTGATGGCAGCACCGAAGGAGCGTCGTAAGGCTTATGCAAGTGCAGAGATATGCGTACATAATCCGTGGATACCAAGCTGGGGGCTTTCGGGAATTGTTACAGCCGACGACTTGGATAAGGCGGCTAAGGACTTGCGAGATATACAAGATAAGATGCTCAACTTGTATGTAGAGCGTTGTGAGTGCGACAAAGACGAGATGCAGGCACTGATGAATGAAGATAAGTATATCGGTGTTAACGAGGCTATGCGTCTCGGATTGATTGGTGAGATAATTGCGCCAGCTTCAGCCAAGAAGCAAGGTGCCGTGTTTAACAATAAAACAAAAAGTAAAATGGCAAAGAAAGAGGAGAAAGTAGAGGTTAAAGCCTCTCTGATTGACCGTGCGCTGGCGAAGCTGGGTATCAAGAACCTTGATGAGCTTGCAAAGGGTATGGACTTATCCACAAGTGACGGAAAGATGCTTACTGTAGAGCGTGAGGAAGGTGAGCCACAGGTGGGAGACAAGGCAAGCCCTGATGGTGAGTTTTTGATGCCTGACGGCAAGACTATTGAAGTCGCTGATGGTGTCATTACCGACATCAAGACAGACGCACAAGGTAGCGAGGGTGAAGACGGTGATGAGAACACCGACCGAATCGAGGAGTTGGAGAAAGAAAACGAAGACTTGAAGAAGAGGATTGAGGAACTCGAGCAGGAGAAGAACGATGCTCAGGCAAAGGCTAAGACTACCGACGAGTTGCGCATCCTCAATGCTGTTAAGATGGCAGGCGGAGAAAAGGCTCTCAGTCAGATTACATCTAACTACAAGCCACAGCAGCGCAAGCCAGAGGGTAAGAACGCCCAGGCAAAGGCAGATGAACACAAGTCTGCTATGCGTGCGGAGATTGAGGCACGACGGAACGGAACGTTCAAGAAGAAGTAAAACAAAGAGTGTATAACTAAAAGATTATAAGGAAATGACAAAGTTTTTGGAAAACATCACATTCAATAATGAGGATGTAAGAGATTTGAAAGAGCTCATCCCAATGACCATTGAGCAGGATGAGGACTTCCAGCGATTCACCAAACTCATGAAGGTTCACAACGGTGACCCACTCGCCCTTATCGGAGAGATTAACGATATCGGTGTTAAGGGTGCAGGCTGTAATCCTACCTACAAGGAAATTGGTATCAAGAACTCTCAGAAGCGTTGGGAACTCGGAGACTGGAGTACACCTATCAAGGTATGTTACGAGGACTTCAAGGGTACTGTTGGAGAGTATTATCTCAAGGGTGGAACTGACATCCAGGACTTGACAAGCACCGAGATTATGAACGAAATCCTCCGTCCACGTCTTGAGCGCATGTTAAAGCGTCTTATCTGGCGTTATGGCTGGTTCGGAGACAAGGGCGCAAAGGACATCGCAGGCGGTGGCGTTCTGACAACAGGAACAGACGTGGAGCTGTTCAACGTTACCGATGGTTTATGGAAGAAAATCTTTGCAATCGGTGCAGCTCATAGCGACCAGTTGACTACTATCGAGGCAAACACTAAGACTACCTACAAGGACCAGAAGGCAGCTATCCTCAAAGAAGGTGTTGCGACAGGTATCATCGACGCTATGCGTATGAATGCTGATGCTCGTATCACTGGAGATAGCGAAGCTGTTATCATGCTCTCACGTGGTCTTGCTGATGCTCTTGCATATGACGTGAAGAGAACTTACAAGCAGATTATGCCTTGGAATACTATCTTCGACGGTCTCGACATTGCAGAGTATGACGGTGTGAAGGTAGCACGTGTGAACATTTGGGACAGCGTTATCAACGCTTACGAGAACACAGGCACTAAGTGGAACAAGCCATACCGTGCGGTATATGCTAACATCAATCAGTTACGTGTTGCTACTGATGCAGATGGTCTGCTGAGTAACCTTGATATCTTCTTCGACAAGAAGGAGCGTAGTAACTTCATTTATGCTGCTGGTCGTATCGGTACAAACATCGTTGAGGACGATATGGTCCACGCTGCTTACTAATAGGAGGACAGAATTATGGCAGGAATTTGCGAATCAATTATCGCCAAGAGTATTGAGGCGAACTGTGAGAACCCCTTAGTAAAGGGAATGGAGGCTGATGGTGTTATCATCAATCGTAATGATATTGACTTTTCACAGTCAGTATTCGACACGGACAGCAAAAACATCATCAAGCAGCTTATCTTAAAGACTGGCAAGAAGGGTTATTCTGTCGTTCAGATGGGAGCAACACCTTATACAGGTCTTAAGACCAGCCTTGCAACGGGTAAGTATCGTAATACTTTCAACAACGAAATCCCTATTGCGGTGCTTGACAACAGTCCAGAGGTGGCACAAAACATCATTGATGGACTTGCTAATGGTACATTCGTTCTTGTGTTGCGTAATGCTCACAAGGGCGAGAATGGCAAGGCGGAGTATCAGGTGTACGGCTACTACCAGGGCTTGCACTCTACGGAGATCGTGAACGAGAAGTATAGCGACGACACAGATGGCGGTTGGCTTGTCACTCTCAAGGAGGAGAATGCGCCAAAATCTGCGCTATTCTACTTTAACACGGATGCCAAAACTACTGAAACACAGTACAAGGCATTGCTTACTGAAACTCACGCATGACAGTAGAAGAAGCATATACTAAGATTGAGGAACTGAAGGGGCGTTACGATAGTCCCTTCAGCAACTCTGATAAAGAGAGTATTGAAGCACTCTATTACGAGGTACTTGGTAAGACCTTTGTACCGACATCATGCCAGCAGTGCTATCATGATGCGTTGATAGAGGTTTATGTTTATCTTAAGAAGAACGGAAAAATGGCTGAAAAGTGTAATTATAGATTGAAGGCAGGTGCTATCATTTGCTGCCCCAACTTCAATGATGGTCAAGTATATAGCAATGACAATCTCACCGACGAGGTTGCATCTGCATATTTAGAGCAGTACCCTGAGCAGGTAGAGTTATTCCAGCAGTTACCTTCTGAGGGCGACAACACCAAGAAGAAAGGTAAGTAATCAATAGGAAGGGCGAAGATGAACGTAAAAACGGCAAAAAAGCCAGACACACGTGTAGAGGTTAAGTACAAACAGAACTTTCACCTACAGAGCTATGGAGACGATAATCTCTATCCACAGAACTTGATGACTATTACAAGCGCATCAGGAACAGCACAGCTATGTCTTGACAGATATAAGAAGTTCATTGAGGGTTTTGGTTTCAATGATGAAAATCTGTCTGCTTGGAAGGTGAACAGATATGGTGATACTATGGACGATATGCTTCGACAAGTGTCTGATGATGTTGCACGTTTCGGAGGCTTCGCTCTTCATATTAACTATAATGTTCTTGGTCAGGTGGCAGAGGTTAACTTCATGCCATTTGAGCAGTGCAGATTAGAGGAGACGGACGATGCTGGTGTGGTATCGCATATCTTGCAGCACGTCGATTGGAAGGGAAAGAGAACGAAGAACGGGAAGACAGAGTATCTTGATGATAAGCATATCAAGAAGTTCAATGTATTCAATCCCGATCCTATTGTCGTAATGAAAGAGATTGAGGACTGCGGAGGTATTGACTGCTATAACGGTCAGGTGCTATGGGTGTCAGTGGATGGAAAGTACCAATACCCAACACCAATATATGATGCTGCTATTACAGATATAAGTACCGATGAGGGCTTAGGCAACATCAAGTACCGAAACGTTCGTAACAACTTTCTTGTAGCTTGTATGCTTGTCGCTAAGAAGGGAGCACATATTGACGAAAACGGCAATACAGAGGAACGCCAGATGATTAGCGATGAGGACTTGACAGCATTTCAGGGTGACACTCGAGGGTCTAAGATACTCTATATAGAGTTAGAGAATGACGAGGATAAACCAGAGGTTGTTCCTTTCCCGACAAGGAACTTCGATAAAGAGTTTGCAACGACAGATGAGAGTGTCGTAGAGCGCATTTACGCACAATTCCATCAAGAGTTATTCTACTCTATCCGTATCGGCAAGCTCGGTTTCTCTGGTAATGTGATGCAAGACGCTTATGGATATTACGCTGGCGAGGTTACGAACGAGCAACGCTTTATCGAGCGTGTTTTTAATAGCGTATTCGCTCATTGGTTCGATAAGACTATGCCGCAGAACTTCTCAATTCGTCCGCTGAAGTATGTAGCAGCGGAGAGTAATAATAAGAGTAATGGAGAGTAAACACATTCTTTCGGTTGAGCAGTTCAAGGAATTAGCAAGACCAACGTCTAAGCATATCGACGAGGGCGATGTAATGACATTCGTCAGAGAGTGCGAAGAGATAAAGATTATACCGGCTATCGGTTTGGAGAAATTTAAGAAACTGCTTGACGAGCCAGAGGATAGCAGGAATAAAATTCTGCTTGAAGGCGGAGAATACAACGATAAGTGCGGTAAATTGAAACGATGTGTAGGCTTACAGACTACCGTAGCATATTTCGTCTATGCTCACATGGTGATGGTAGATGGGGGTATGTTAACACGTACAGGTTTAATGCAGCATAACGACAGTTACGCAAGTAGAGAGAATGATAAGAACAGAGTACGCTTATATGATGATGCTATGAACGCAGCAGAAACATACTTAAGCAGTTGTTTAGCCTATATCAAGGCAACAGAGAAAGAAGATATAAACCCTGTAAGGGGTACAAGAATAAGGTTTCATGCTATAGGAGATTAAACAAATGACAAAAGTAGAAGAATTGCGCATACTTGCACAAACAATCAAGAATGAAACTAAAGTAGGTGGTAACACCGCTGAACGTGTAGGCAATGCCTTTGAAGGTGTTGCAGATGCTATTGAGGGTGTTGAACAGATTAAGGAGATTGAAAGAGCTGTTGATGCTGTCAAGGAAAAGATGTCCGAAAGTAAGAAAGCTATTGAGGACATGGTGAAAAACCTACCTATTGCGCAAGAGGCTGGCGACAGCACTACCTCTGTGATGTCACAAAAAGCGGTATCAGATGCTATTAGAGGGCTGAGCGACAAGGTGCGAGAAAACGTAGACGCAGTTAAGGCTGTTTCTAAGTTAGAGGAGTCTATTGTTGGAAAAGAAGAGGTTGTTACACCCTATGCATTTACACAAGAAAAAGAGCAAAGAGGACAAATATTTTCTCTCAAATGGACGAATATAGGTGGTGCGTATGTTCACTTCATAATTAACGTAGATGGTTACGATGCTGTTAAATTAATAGGACACTCAGAGAAGACGGTAAAGATTGCATTCTTGAAGTCTATTGAAAATAAAAGAAACGGAGAGGATGTTCTTTTTGCAGGAGAAAACGAGCTAACTTCTATCTCTGCGAACACAGAGGTTACACTTAAGATACCGACAGATGCGATGTTTCTTTTTGTTGAAGGAGGTTCGATTTTTGGACGTAATTACTTGCAGTCTCTAACACTAATCAAGGAAGCAAAAGACGGCATTTTAAAGCAGGTTGAATCAAACAAGGAAGATGTCGGAAAGGCGTTAACATTAGCAACAGAGAGCGCAAAGGCAGCAGAAAGTGCTGTGTCATTGAAAGAAAAGCTATACGGTAAGAAAACAATCGTTTCAAAAGATAGCGGTGCAGAGGTAAGAACACGTAAGATAGCGTTAGGTAAATGGGGTAATGATTCGTACAAACACATGTTGGTATCTGTCAGAGGTTACGAAAAGGTGCATTTGGTAGCAAACCCAACAGAGGGTTTTGAATATTCATTTCTTGTTGATGACGAAAATTTGCAGACAACACAGACTGCACCTACATACGCACAGAATTACAGGGGAGAAGTAAAAGCGAAAGCAGGTGAGGATTTTTTCGTTGATGTTCCAGTTGACGCAGATTACCTGTACGTGTTATTCTATTATGAATTTCACACACCTAAGAATAAGATGGAGCCGTCATTGATAGAACTTATCAAGGAGGGTGATTTTGAGGGTCTAAAAAAAGGAAATTCAACGAGCTATAGTGATGGTAAGTCTGTTGTAACTCTCGGAAGCTCATTGTCGCAATGCGGACAGGAATTTAAAACACTATCTTGGGTCGAGAGGGTCAATGACCTTGTAGACATTAATGTAGTTAACTCCGCAAAGAGTGGCGGAAATTTAGAAACGAATATCGAGAACGTGTCGAAAGGTGACTTGATTTACTATGACAGCGTAAAGACAAAGATAGTTGTTTCAAGGAAGTGTAATTGGTCTTTCAAGCCTTCGTATTTCCTTTGGGGCAACGCTGCAAACGGAACACCAGCAGGCGGTCTTAATCTATATAATCAATTGAAGAAAGCGTATGCTGTGACAAGGCAGCATGGCGCACAGATGATACTCGGAGGTGAAGACGCTTCATTAATAGGGCAGTACGAAAATAATAACCATTTGCCACTGTTGGGTGGCGCAAAGGCTTATGATGCTTGCATTAAGGCTTTTGCGAAAGACTTTAACGTACTTGTTTCTCCTATTAGTGTCGTTCATGACAAGTTAACATATAGTGGTAGTTATGGAACGTTGCCTTATAAGGGAACTGTTGAGAAGTCTATGGGTGTTCATGGCGGTTACAGATGTTCTTCGCCTTTCCTTATGCACGCAGACCTGTTAGGCAGATTGCCACTTTCAAAAAGCATCAAGGCGTATAAGATACGTGAAACCTATAAGGGGGGAAATCCAACCGTTACGGACTTGGTATACCAAGGTAACGAGGAGCGTTTGAAGTTCTTTAGAGGTCTTATGCCCGGAACGAATGGAATAACGCCTGTTCAGAAGATAGATAACATGGATAACAGAAGTCACTCGGTGCCTGATCCAACTATCGCAATGACCGATAGAGAGTACGATAGCGAAACTTATCATTTCCTTAACGGTGATGAAGTTACATTCTACAAGTGGGCTTTGTTTGAAGCTATCCTCGAGCAAGTGTTGATTGATAAGTTTACTTTCAGCGTAATTTCGTCAAAACGTCCGACTGCTGTTTATTACGCTGTCATTAACGAGGGTGTGACAGAATGGAAGTCAGCTAATTTTGAATACGCTGATGGTATTGTATCATTCACTGCTAACGATGAAGATAGCGTTATTGATATTTCGACACAAGATTTCCGCAAGAAGCATATCTTGCAAGACTATGACAAGGTGCGTGTGCTTGTAAATTATGCAGACGAGGAAAGTTGGACGCTGGCAAAACCTGTTGTAAGTGGGTATAATGGTGTTGCTAAGCCTGTTCAAGGTGTAGAGAATAAGTTGCGTAAGTTTGGCACAGAACTTATGGATAAAACAAGTGTAGAAAGCGGTTGGACGTTCGGAGGTGGCGCAAGTGTAAAGGCTTTCCCTACTTCAATGGCGAATTATACACACTACAACGATGTGAAGAAGCATATACAGCTTGAAATTGACGGTGATAGTTGTAGTAAAACTATCACTATCGAAAAAGGAGTATCAAGAGTTGCCGTGCGTGTTATTGCGCAGATGTTTCCTAAGTATGCGACTAAACGTTTTGTCGGCACATCAGATGAGAACTCAGAGTATGTAGATGCAACGAAAGCTACCGTTCGCCCTGCTGACTATAATTGCGGAAAGTTGATTGTAACATTGAATAAGTCTGCTGTTCAACACGCTATAATCGACAATGGGTGGTCCGAAAGCTACTTTGAATTTGATATTGACAGTTCTGAGTCAGAGATTAGCATTAAGATTGAGCGTGATACGTTGGTCGACAACAGTTATATCAATCATTTACGCCCCGTAATAATACACGATGTGAGTGTGCAGAAGATTAGGTAATTTAAAACAATATACTATGGCAGAAATTTTAATTTTAACGCCTCTGCTGAGGCTGGTGGTGATAGCTTTCTTTGTGGTTTTTATTGCAATGGCTATCGATCTTCTTGTAGGCTTGCACAAGTCAAGGCTTAGAGGAGAGAAAAGACGCTCGGATAGTTTGAAAAGAAGTGCGTACAAATTCGTACTCTATGAAGGCGGTATGTGTATAGCAGCGTTAATTGATGTGTGTTTCTTTCTCTGTCACGGCTTCCAGCTATTCGGTGTCAGCGTGTTGCATGGTATTCCTGTAATGTCATTCGCTTTGGCAATATTCTTTTGCGTAGTCGAAGGCTTATCAATGCGAGAGAAAGCAGACGAGAAGATACATAGCGAACTAAGCAGGGCGGAAAGACTTGCAAAGCATATCCTTACACGTGATGAATGGATTGAATTGCTCACCGCTGCAATGACGAAGGTACAAGAGAATAATGACAGGGTAAGCCATAGCCCTTGGGGAGCAAAAAGAAAGGAAAAAGAGGAATGAGAACGATTAAATATATAGCGGTTCATTGCACCGCAAGCCACCAATCACAAACGATTGAAGGCTTAAAGCAAGAATTCAAACGAAAGGGCTGGGTTAACCCAGGATATCATTATGTGGTATCTCCAGACGGTAAGATTACCCAACTACTCGAAGAAGAAAAAGTGAGTAACGGTGTAAGAGGTTACAACTCAGAAACTATCAATGTCGCTTATATTGGTGGCATTGATAGAACAGGAAAGCCGATAGACAACAGAACAGACGAGCAGAAAACAAGCCTGCGTTCTCTGCTGAAGATGCTTCATAAGAAGTACCCTACAGCAGTTATTCAAGGACATAGGGACTTTTCGCCAGACTTGAATAAGGACGGCAAAATCACTCCAAATGAATGGATGAAGGTTTGTCCTTGTTTCGATGTGAAGACAGAGTACGCTAACTTATAATATCAATAGAGATGGGAAAGAAAGTTTTAATGTTTTTCGTTGGTGTTCTTGCCCTGCTTGTGCTTGCAGGGTGTAGAACGCAAAAGATTGTGGAGGTGAGAACTATTCACGACAGCATTTTCCAGACACGTGACAGCATTGTGACAAGGTACGTGCAAGATAGTATCTCAGAACGTGAGAAAACGGTTATACTGACCAAGCACGATACTATCAAGGGCACAGACACTGTTTTTGTCACACGTGAGTATTATAAGGATAGGTGGCGAGTGCGCACAGATACCATTCAGAAGGTTGTCTATAAGTATAAGGAGAACACCGATACTAAAGAGGTTAAAAAAGCCCCTAAAGACAATAAAAAATGGTATCAGAAAAAGATTTCATTCGTTACCTTCGTTATTGCTGGTGTTGCGTGGTTAATTGGGTATCTATACATTAAGTTAAGACGATAGTTTATAGATGGTGCGGTACAGGAAGAGTATCGCACCATCTTATTTTTATCAGTTTTCGTTTTTACGGCGTCCAATTCTTTTCTGTGGTAACTTATATACCTGCAAGATTATCGAGTATTTGACGGAAAGCAACGTCGGCATGCTTTCTCATTATCTTTAAGTAGTTAAATATCGGTCGGTTGTTCTTTACAGATTGCCCAATACAATACTCTAATACTTCGAGACTAATACCGAGGTCGAAACCATGCTGAACAAATGATTTACGTGCTGTATAATAGCATACCTTTCGGTAATCTTGTATATCGATATCCTTGGCAAGGCTCTTTATTGAGCGAGTGACATAGGCGAGAAAATTCTTATAAGAGAATTTATAACCGAAATCAAGCCTGCCAGTATTACGATTCATCCATTTGCTAATTAGTTCCTTTGCCTCTGGCTGGAGAGTGAAAGAAATTCGTTTATCGGATAGTTTCATATTGCGTGACTTATGCCGAGTATATTCAAGAACAGATACACCCCGAAAATCTATCTCGAGAAGGTCTATAAGGTTGATGCCTCCGAGATAATAGGAGAGCATAAAGATGTCACGAGCGATCCTCTGTTTCTTTAATCGTGGTTGTGCGTCTCTGATAGCTCGCACATCTTCTACTGATATATCAAGCTCACGTTCTGGGTCTGCTGGTCGTTTCCAATATGTAAAGGGGTGTACGCTATAGGTTACGAGTTGCATTCTTATGGCACGATTAACGATTGTACGGGTCATCGAAAGGGTCATACTGATGTATGTTTGTGATACCCCTTTTCGTTTTAGCCAACGTTCGAACTCTGATATAGTAATAGTACTAATTTCAGAAAGGAAAACATCACCGCCTGTAAATTCAAAGAAGAGCCTCAACGAGTTTTGAAGCATGCCAGCATAAGAGCCTCGACCGTCCTCGATGAGTTCCTTCTGATATTGTTCTGATACTTGCTTAAATGTAACCTTTGAGGAATGAGTACGCATCGACTTTAGAAGGTCACGAAGTTCCTTGCAGGTATAATCTTCAGGAGAGTCAATACGCTCTAATCTCTCTTCATAGTCATTAAGGAGGTTACGGAGCTTAATATTAATTTCATGTGCGTTAGGAACTCTCACCACTATTCCGTTATCGAACTCTGAAAGAGCATTAACAGAATAAGATGTAACGATGTAATGAGTTTCGGATCGGTGACCAATGGAAATACGAATCTTGTATGAACCATCTTTTGATTTTGTGTGCTTGAGCACTGCGAGTTTGATTGTTGCCATTATACTTAATTCTTAAAACGAATAGAAAAAACTTGCTTAGCGGTCCAAATTTGGACGAAATAAACGTTTTTTTTATTCCCGAATAGCGTAACGGCTGGGGAGTTGAAAAAGAAAAAGCACCTAAAAACCAGTGTTATAGGTCTCTTTTGTTCAAGTGATTCCGTTGGGGTTCGAACCCAAGACCCACAGCTTAGAAGGCTGTTGCTCTAATCCAACTGAGCTACGGAACCATCATGCGGGTGCAAAGGTACAGATTTAATTCGATTCTACCAAATTCCATTCCCCCAAATTTCGTGACAATAAACTTATCTGGTAAATTTATTTATATTTCTGCAAGAAGGTATCAGCTTGTGTATTGCCAAGTTCCTTAGCCTTTTGAATATTCTTAAGACCTTCTTCCTTCTGTTTACTTTCGCATTGTGCAATACCAAGAATAAGATAAGCATCAGGCTGAGAGGCATCAAGTTGAATTGCCTGTTGAGCAGCACTGATAGCAGCATCAACCTTGTTTAGACGTAACAAAAGGCTTCCTGCTTCTGTTGGATATAAGGCTTCCTTAGGATCAAGTTGTGAAGCAATGAGAATATCCTGCAAAGCTTGCTGCCACATACGTCCTTTCACCTCGCACTGTTCACGCATATAATAGAAAGCAGCACCAAGACGTCCTTGGTTAAAATATTCATATGTATAATAATCTTGTACAGCCTTTCTATATTCTCCCATCTTCTCTAATTGCTGACCACGTGTATAGAAATATGGTGCAGACGTAGATACATATGGTGTGTCACAAAGTTCAATACTCTTATTAAGTAAATCGAGAATCTCTTGATCATTAGCTCCCAAATGCTGACGACTCTGTGCCATCTCTAAGTAAAGTTCTGGATTATTAAATTTAGTCTTTGTCAATGCTTCAAACTCAGTATAAGCTTTTGCATAATCGCCTTTCGCATAGATAATCTGTGCCTGAAGATGACGATAAGCATCGTTTGCTTTAGTAGTTTCAGCCTTTTTTATCTCATCCAAAGCCTTATCCAATGTCCATCCCACAGACTTTGTCTTTTCAGCAAACTCTTGAATAAGTGCATTACGATAAATAAGACGAGCAAAGTTATAATGTGCTTCATCCTTTGCAGTCACCTTACTAATAGCCGTTTGCATTGTTTTATCCGCATTAGCAAACTCACCTTTTGCAACTTGTATATTCGCTAAAGCATAATAACCATCATTAGCTTGTGGGAATTTTGAAATAAATTCGTTGACAATACCTTCGTGTATATTAGTAGGTTTCTCCGAAGAGAGCATCAAAGCAACAACAGCCTCCTCTACTGTGTTTGGTAAACCTATACGAATATTGCTCTGTCGAAGAGTGATATCATTCTGTGAGAGGCCCTTAACAACAAAGTCCTTGGCGTAGTTTGCATCTGTTGAACTCTGTGATTCACCAGCAGAATTGAACAAACCGATAACCTGTCCTTTAGCATTAAAAACAGGAGCACCATTCAACTTGTCTGTAGCTGAAGACTTCAGAATCGTATAATTATACTTATCCATGAACTTTTCAACACTTGACACATCTGCCTTCTCAGCAT